CTTACTGGTTATTTGGATCAACTTTCAAATAACCAGTAAGTATATCATTTATAATATCTGATATTTTTTTATCTTTATATGATTTACTAACTTTATATTGTTCTGATAAAATCAATTCATCTGAACAGAAATTTAAAACATATCCTTCTGTTGTTGTATTACCAATAAGTTGTCTTGATGATATTTTATTAACTCTAAACAACATATCATTTATAAAGTCTGTTGTAGAAGCTTTAGTAAATGAGACACGAATATATTCGTTACCAATTAACTGTAATTTTTCAATCAAACCTTGGGAATCGGAAATCTGTAAGTAACCAGAAATAGAATTACTAAAGATATCTTCAAAATATCCTAATTCAACGAGAGAATTTTTTAAATCAAATGTACCACCTGGTGTTAGCAATACAAGAGTTTTGAGGTTATAATCCTGTGCATACGTTACACCAGGTTTAACGATATTAGGATTTGCCATTTTTAACTACTCATCAATGATTTAAACTGCTGTTCAAAATCTCCAACGTAAGCAGAATTTATAATATTAATTGTTCTTCTAGCATCATTTTGTTCTGTTTCCCATTGGTAGATAGTTACTGCCTGTGTTGTTGTCGTATACGTTGCAACAGAACCATCATCAAAGGTAACAGTTTCAGTAGAATATGGAGGTGTTACTTCATATGTAGCTAAATCTATAACATAATTATTTGATGTTGTAGTTTGACTTGCTGTATCATAAGTGATAATTGTTTCTCTATATTCATATATTGTTGTTGATGTATATTCTAAAGATGTCATGCTATTATTTGCAGCTACACTAGCATATTTGTCATTGATATAAACTTCAAACTGTTCATATGTTAATGGCCATTGCCATTGTGGATCAAGTATTTGGTTTGCAAATAAAACTAACCAATATCGATAAACATCACCATAATATTTGTCAGCAATAATTTCTGGTGTATCACCATCTTGTATATCATATTGATAGAAAAGTGCCGGATTATTTAATAGACTTTGAACAATACTTGCACGAGCCATAAGATTTACTGCGGCTGTGTTATTGCCATATGGATCTTTAACAGCAATTAAAGGTAAAGTTCTAAAGTAATACATTATCTAACATCCTTATTATAGATATCACGGTGTATGATGTTCATTTCTTGGAATTGTAATGTTAATCTTGTTTGAACAGGAAAACCATCTTGATAGGCTGCGAAACCGTTTGGTGCATAGTCTACAGTAATATTTTTCAATACAGAATCACCAACTTTATATAAATTTAAATTTTCTTCTGGTGAATTAGATGCTAAACCTGGTCCTTGTGAACCTGAAGATTTTATTGATGGGTTTTGCATTATAGATGAAACAATAGATGAAGCAGAACCATCTAGATTAATAAATTTAAAACTTAAATTAAAGATAGAAGGCATAACAAAGTATTGACCTTCACCAGCTGCAGCTGCACCTGAAATTTGTGGTAATGAAGCGTATGTGAATGTGTCAATAATTGATTTCGTCATATCAGCTTCAGCTTGATTCTTTGGCGTGAATATAAACTCTAATTGAAATTCACGAAGTCCAATACCTTTATATAATAATTGAAGTTGTGGATTAACTGCATAACCAGCAGCTTTTAATAATACATTGGTTGTATTTTCTGTACCACTAATGATACCGTTAGTTGCAATTTTAGTAGCAGCTTGTGCTACACTTCCAAGACCTTGAATAGCACCCGGCACAAGATTTTTACCACCATTATACATATCATATAGACCTTGAACGTTACGACCTATAGCTCCAAGTTCACTTGTCAAACTAAAATCTTCGTAGTTTGATGAATAAGACATATTCAATGTGTCTGGCATGTATAATGTGATTGTTGCTACAATACCTGTTTTAGGTACGTCTAGAGCTGCAACAACACCTTTTTTCTCAACTTTTTCTTCTTTAGGATTAACTGAAATTTCAGGTTTTGAATCACTATTCAATGCTGCAACATCTTTTATAGTAAAAACAACACAATGTGCTTTAGTTGGGTTTGACCCAATATCTTGTGGGTACCAGTAGTTTTTACTTGTTGCCTTTGGTTGTGTTAATGCTTTAAGCGGACCATTTGCACCTCTTGGTCTAGGTCCAGTTTGAGCTGCTGTTATATTGGCTTGTGCTATAAGTGGATTATTTGTTGAAGCTGCCATTACATTCTCTGATTGGATTGATAATATATATTTATATGGCTTATTCAGGACTATTCAAACCAAAGAACCCACAAAAATATGTGGGTGACCCAACCAATATTGTCTATCGTTCCTCATGGGAATGTAAGGTAATGTCATGGTTAGATAGAAACCCAAGTATTATATCTTGGGCTTCAGAAGAGCTTATTATACCTTATAAGTCACCGGTTGACAATAGATTTCATAGATATTTTCCTGATTTTCTTGTTAAGGTTAAATCTAGAGATGGAAAAACTAAAACTTTGTTACTTGAAGTTAAACCTAAAAAACAAACTTTACCTCCAGAACCAAGAAAAAGAATGACGAAACAATATGTCAATGAAGTGGTAACATATGGTGTTAATCAAGCAAAATGGGAAGCCGCTAATGAATTTTGCCTTGACAGAGGTTGGGAGTTTAGAGTCTTGACCGAAAATGATTTAGGAATCAACTAAATAATACAATGGCCTCTAAACTTACTACATTATCAGCTGAAAAATCTGCTACTGAAACAAGGTTGTTATCTAAACAATCTATACAATGGCTAATGAATAAGATTGCTACGTTAAGAAATCTGTCATCAGTTCCAACGGCAATCAGTAAAGAAAAGTTTAGGCAAACAAACCAATTTAAATTGGGTCGATTATATTTCTTTTCATATGACCCAAAAGGCAAAGATGACTTACCATATTATGATAAGTTTCCACTTGTATTGGTATTGGAAAAATACAATGATGGATTTTTAGGTTTAAACTTACATTATTTGCCAATTAGATACAGAGTGGCATTTTTAGGCAAACTCTTGGAATTCGCCTCCATGAATGATAAAGACGAAATTACAAGGATTCGTATCACTTATGATATTTTGAACGCCACAAAACGCCTAAAAGAGTTTAGGCCATGTCTTAAACAATATTTGTTGAGTAATGTTAAGTCAAAAATACTTGCCGTTGAACCACATGAGTGGGAAGTGGCAACATTTTTACCTATTCATCAGTTTAAAAAGGCAAAACCACAAAAAGTGTGGGAAGATTCAATAGAACAAATAAGGAATTAATAAATGTCAATGATTGATAATTTTTTAGCCAACTTCACAACCGACTTAGCAAGACCAAGTCGATTTGATGTAACGATTGCTGTGCCACAATTCTTATTGTCACAATATCAATTCATGACACAATACTTATCACTTCGTTGTGAGACGGCAGAATTACCAGGTAGAACATTAGGAACAATAGACCAAAAGTTTGGTTCTAATCCTGTTGAAAGATTTCCTTATCAACCAACATACAATGATTTAACATTAACATTTATTGTTGCTGATGATATGATTGAGAAAGCCTTCTTTGATTCTTGGTTAGATTTTATTAATCCAACATCTAATTTTAATTTTAAATATAAAGCTGATTATGCTGTACCAATTTTTATTAATCAATATGATGTAACAGACCAACTATCGTATCAAGTCGAATGTATTGATGCATACCCTATTGCTATTAACCAATTAGATTTAGATTGGTCATCGGATGGACACCATAAATTGACTGTAGTTTTTGCGTATACTTATTACAATAGTTACCCACAACAAACAGCAATTTCATTCCCACCAACAACAGCAATAGGTAACATTTCGCAATTACAGGGTGCGCCGTTCCCACCTCCACCTACACCAGGTGGTACTAATTTCGGCTTATAAATTATTAACTAATTATTTTTATCTTGAGGAGATATTATTATGGCTTTGCCAAAGATTGACGTTCCGGTATATCAGATTGATTTGCCTCTTTCAAAGAAGCATATCAACTTTAGACCATTTTTAGTAAAAGAACAAAAGAATTTACTAATGGCCATGGAAGCAGATGATGCTACTACCATTGAGCAAAACATTAGACAAGTTCTTAATAACTGCACAATAACAGAAGGTATTGATATTGATAAACTTCCTATTATTGATGTAGAATATTACTTTTTAAACTTACGAGCAAGGTCAGTAGGTGAAATAGTAGAAAACAAATACAAATGTAATAATGAAGTAGATGGTAAACTTTGCGGTAATATCATGGATGCTAATATTAATATTCTTGATATTAAAGTTGAAAAGAATGATAACTTCAATGATACGGTACAAATAACAGATACTATTTCTGTGAAGTTAAAACTTCCTGATTTCTCTGTTGTTAAAGAGGCGACAAAATATGATTCAGCTACCGACATGGCTTTTGATATGATTGCTAAATCAATAGATTATATCTATGATGGCGAACAGTATTATTATGCACATGAAACTGAACCAAATGAGTTAGTTGATTTTGTTGAACACTTGAATCAAACACAGTTTGAAAAGTTAGAAGCCTTCTTTAATAATTTACCTAGATTGAATAAAACAATCAACGTCAAATGTAAAGCTTGTGGTTTTGACCATAAGATTGACGTGGAGGGTCTGGAAAGTTTTTTCGGTTAACATTTCGTCATGACACGCTGAGTAATTACTACCGCACAAACTTTTCATTGATACAGCACCACAAGTATAGTTTGGCGGAAATTGAAAATATGTTACCATGGGAACGTGAGATATACGTTTCTATGCTAATACAATACATTGAAGAAGAAAACGAAAAGATTAAACAAAGGAATGCAGCTAAAAAATAATGGCTGGTAAAAGTTTATCCGAGTTAATTGCACAAAAACTGATATCTGGTATAGATAAGTCAGTTGGTAAACTCTTTCGCTCTAAAAAAGAAGAAAATAAAGAAGACGAATCCGTTACTGAAGCTTTAAACATTATTCAAAAAGTTACAGGCGGTAAGAAAGAAGGCAGTTCAACACTATCAGAAGTTATTGCAAGTAAAGCATTAGGTAAAAAAATACCTAAACAAGTTCCTTCCGAAAAAACAACTTCTGTTGATAAAAAGAAATATATCTCTTTAAAAAAAAGTTCATTATATACAAAGTATACAAGTTCCGTTTCAAGAGAAATAAAAAGTCAAGACACTTTAGCTGATACACTAACAAGATTATATACATTAATTAAAAAGAATTCTGAAAAAGAAACATTAAGAGATGAAACAGAATTAGACTTTAAAAAAGTTATTGAAAAAGAAGAAGAAGATAAACACAAAGAACTTATTAAAGCGTTTTTATCTAAACCGAAAAGAGAAGGTCGACCAGGTGGTAAACCACCAACAGAGGCAAAAGGTGAAAAAGAAAAACCTGGTGCCAAGCCTACTACAAAACCAACTACAAGACCTACTGCAACAAAAGCACCTAGTGCTAGACCTTCAGCAAAACCATCAGCCGGAAGACCTAGTGGTCCTAGTGGTGGTATAAGCACAGCAACTAAAGTTGTTGCAGGTGCAGCTGCCGTAGCATTAGCTGGCGGTGCAGCTGATGTAATTGCAGCTGAAGAAGGACTTCCTAAAAAAGGCAAGGCATATTGGGATCCACCAGGTCAAAAGAATTTAGTGTCTGTAGGTTATGGCCATCAAATTAAACCAGAAGAATATCAACAAGGTTTTATTCAAGCCGGTAATGATAGAATACCTTTACAAGGCGATAAAGGTATTGATACTACATTATCTCCAGACCAAGCAAAAGCACTATTATCAGCAGATTTGCCAAAGTATACTAAAGCTGCACAAGCACCATTAGGAGAATCTTGGAATAAACTAACAGATAATCAAAAGTCAGCTCTTACTTCATATGCTTATAATACAGGTAGCACAAAGAGTTTAGTTGAAGTTGGTCTTAAAGATGCTATTGATTCTGGCAATATGCAACAAGCATCT